CACGTTAACCATATCATTAACGTTACTACTTACACCTAGTTCACCTGAAGTAGCAGACTTAGATCCTGATCCACCGCCAAAGATACCACCAAAAAGATTTTTAAAAGCAGAAATAATACCACCAACAATCTGTGCTCCAGAATTCCATAACGCAGGGAAAAGCCATTTAACAAAACCTCCAATTATATCTGGCACTATCCTAATTAACTTCCAAGGAATATCAAGAAGACTTCTAAAAAATTCTTTTGGATCAGAAAATAATTTACCAGTAAATAGATTCCCTAAGTATGTAAAAAATGCACCAAAAGTTTTTAGTATAGGTTCAGTAATAATCCACAGAGACCTATATATAGGTTTTACTATCCACTTCCAATACCATTTATAAAACTTAATCACTCCTTGAAAGAACTTAACTATATTTTGTACCGCTTCTTTGTTCTTTGGATCACTAAACCAATTAAGTATACCAAGTTTAACAAAATCCATTAACCATGAAAGAGGCCCTTCAGCAAGATTCTTTACCGCTCCACCAATACGATCTCTTTTTCTTGTAGGTTTCTTTGCTTCTTGTTTTTGTTGTTCTGCTGTTCTCTGATCCCGTTCCTTATCTTTAGCAGAATTTAAAATAGACTGTTGTAAATTATCTCTCTGTTGTCTTTCTACTTCTAATATTTGTGATAGTGTTCCTCTAATTGCATCAAGTATTCCTAAGATACCACCACCAGTAGGAGCTGGCCCTACACTTTCTTGACTCTTTGGTGCTAATCTAAATGGTACTATAGCATTCGATGATCTAACAGCAAGAGCTCCACCTCCTCCACCTCCTTGGCCTCCACCGCCAAACATTCTTTCTTGTATTCTATCTCTACGTTTTCTTACTCTGCCCCTACGACCACGTACCATACGTGCCACACCAGAACGACCAGCCTCAGCTGCAGCTACTTTGGCACCACCAGCAACTGCTTTTCCTAATCCTGATAATACTGCTGTCCAAGCCATAAATTACTGTACGTTTTGTTGTTTCTGACGATCATTCTCTTCCTTAATGAAATCAATCAACATCTGTAGATAGACTTCACGTTCCCAAGGAATCATATTTTCCAATTCAGTCAAACTATATTTATGGTGCTGCATTAAGTTGAAGTTCACTCGGTAATAGTTCTCTAGACTTTCATGGGATAGGGCTAAGCGAAAAAACTTTGTAGACCCTCAATAACTACATCACTCTTAACCTTTGTCTTTGGATTTGTTACCTTAATAGTATGAGAAAGTTTTGGCATAGTTTCAAAAAATTCTTGAACCTTAAGGAACTGTTGGGTATCCATTTCTTCTAGGAAAGCCAACACTTCTTTCTTAGAGAAACTAGATGATTCAAATACATCTTCACCATCTATAACTTGGTCTATACATAACGAAGCAATTTCAAATACATCATCGACCTGTGATGTATCGGATTTCAAATTCTGTTTAATAAAAAGATCCATACTTGGATACTTCATCACTACAGAAACAGTATCAGTCAGTTTAACTATATTAGAATGACCTTTTGTTTTTTGAATCTTGATATCATCAATATCAACCTCAACTTTAACAACTGTCTCTTCATCATCTGGACATGTCACATTTAATTCTATAGATTCACCAACAGATTTACCTCTGATATTTAAAAAGATATATTCAATATCAAATAAAGAAAGACTATCTATTTTAAATCTTGGAGACTGAATACAATTACCTAAGATAACCTTAACGGCATTTGCCATTTGTGTTTCATCTTCAGTTTCCATAGCAAGTAGAAGAATCTTTTCTTCTTTAACAAGGAATGGTCTGTATTTTATTTTCTTTCCAGTGGAAGGAACTTCCAACTCATACGTTGGCGTAGCAAGCTTTGGTAAAGGCATAACGACGTATAATAACTAAAGGTATTTATCAGGCAAAAAGGAAACTTGAAAATGGAGGTAATTCTAAATCAAATCCTCCATTAACACTATCTTTAACATCTCGAATTCTACCATCATTAATAGCACTAGTAGTATAACTTTCATATTCAAATCCAACTGAGAATTTATTCAAAGATGTCTCACCATATGCTAATGGTATTGAAGCTATATTGGCAGGAAAAGCATTAAATATTCTAGTTGCATGTACTGGAATTGGTTCATAGAACTTACTACGACTTGCATCATTTAAGCCTGGTAGTATACGGTTCTTTGGAGTTGCATTTGCTGTCCTTTTCCGTTGAAATGACGAAGCTCCTTTACTACCACCAAATACTGGTTTCTCATACTTAACTATAACAATATCAACAGCATAATCATCTCTATAATTAGCTCTAAATCTATTGGTAGCACTCCAACCAGATGTTCCAGAACTATATCCATACATCCAGTTAGTCCATATATCAAAGATACCTTTAATTATATTCTCAGCATCCATAAGAAATGAAAGACTCAACTCACTAAAAACTGATCCATATACATACTTCAACTGAGGACTATTAGTTACTCTATACTCACCAGTAGACATCTGTACACCTGGCATAGATGCTTCATCAGTATATAATCTCAAATTATTTTTTAGAAACTTATCAGGAATTGCAACATTATTAGCCTGCAACTCTCTATATAATGCACCACCAGCTGGTATCTCTATGATTACATCATAAAGATTATTAGCACTAAATCCATACTTCCATATACTTGCTCTAAACTCATTCAGATTACTCATCTGAACTTCTAAATCTGATATCCTCATTGTGATGTCTCTCCCCAGACGGCTGATTTACTATACTGTTGGTACAATCCTCTTCTTCTCGTAACAAAATTTTCTACAGGGAGAAATACAGAAGTTAGATAGTCCTCACTATTTATTCTATATAGGGGAGTTTCTAAACCTTCTAACACATAATTATGATAACACTGTTTTGGTATATCTAATATACCTTCCTTTAAATTTAAAACAGTTTGCATCCTACGTGTATGTCTAAGGTAATGTAAGTTAGCTCCTAAGAATTTTGTTCCTGTACCTAATGCATAGACTAAAGGAAACTCATCATAATATTTTAACTTACGAGCATAAGTTGCCTTATATTCAAAGAGATACAACTGGCCTGGAACAGGAATCATACTCTCTTCCAAGTTAGTCATCTCAGTATAAAGATCTGTCTTCTGAAAATATATCCTGACATTATCTCTATACCAAGAGTAAGATCTTGGTTCGTCACCAGCTGCTTCTTTTATTTCTGAAAATATACTCATACTTTAAGCTCTTTCTCTGTGATTAACATGAATTTATAATTTCTATCATCACAATATTGTCTTGCTGCTTCCCACTTAGATTGATTCTTTGCATACTCAGTCACTTCATAAATATATTTCTTAGTCATCTTTCGTTGAACCTTTGGTTGTTTTGTTTGCCGTTTTGGTTTAACTTCAACAATATACTTCTGAATCTTACCAGTACTTTGTCTAACTTTAATATAAAAATCAGGAAAGTACCTATGAACTCTACCATCCAATGGTGATCTGTAAGGTATAACTATCTCTTCGCTGCCCCATTCCATGATACTAGGACTCATGTCACAGTACTTCATGAACTTTAATTCCCATGAAGATCTATAAATAATATTCCGATAGTCACCTCTATACTTGGCAATATTTACAGGAATATATTTTCCTTTCAAAGTCTTCATAAATACTTAGAGGAATATAATAAATTATTTATCTCCAATGGTGTATAAAGCATTCAATAATATCTCTAGTAGTGATAGAGGCCAAAAAATGTGGCCTGATAATTTAGTCAATGCTTTTGATCATTTGCAAATAGATGTAGAAACATTTTCAGCAAAGAAAGTAAGAGGTCAAAGAAGAGCAGCTAATTCTAGATCTGTTGTAAGAGCATCAGGTAGTAGTGGAACTGGTAGGACATTCACTGGTACTGGTAGTAACAGAGTAGAACGATTTGTGTCTTACATATCTAGTATAGATGATACAGTTTTACTTCCTGTACCAAATGACATTCGATATAAAGATGGCCCAAAGTGGGCGGGAACAGACATAGGAATACTTGGAAGATTTGCTCCTGAAGTTGCTGCAACAATTGGTGGTGGTGATTCTGCCCAAATTACAGATAGTATCCAAAAATTTGCCCAAGTTGGTAAGGTATCATTAATAAAAAGTATGATAAAAAAATTGGGTGCTGATCCAAATGCAGTAACACAAAACATCAATGGTAAAATAGCTAACCCATATAGAGAACAAGTATTTGAAGGAATGGATCTTAGACAATTTGATTTCACATGGAAATTAGTTCCTAGAAATAGATCAGAACAAAGATCAATAGAAAGAATAATTAAATACCTAAGAAGAGCTGCATTACCAGATACCAGTGAAAGTTTTGGTCAAAGTGGTTTTCTAAGTGATTTGGGAGGGCAAGATTTTGGAGGAGCTGCTACAGATAGATGGCTAACTGTACCAAACCTATTCAACTTAAGATGGAAACAAGCTGGTCATGGTAGTGAAATATCATCTCTTCCTAAAATAAAAAAATGTATCTGTACTAATATAGATGTAAGTTATACTCCAGATAATGTATGGGCAACTCACTTAGATGCAAGTGATCAACCAGCACCAGTTGCTATAGAACTTCAAATAGGATTTGGTGAGACAGAAATTATTAAGAGTTCAGATATAAGAGCGGGGTATTAAAATGTTTTTTGATTCAACACCAAATTTTTTATACCCAGACTTCTTTGAAGCTGGCAAATTTAAACTATCTAAAAACTTATTCAGAAGAGTTAGAGCAAGAGATAGTATCAATTCTATATTTTCTTCTTCGACAAAATACACAGTAAAAAGTGGACAAACTCCAGACGAAATTGCTTACGATCTTCTTGGAGATTCATCATACTATTGGACTATATTATTAATAAACAATATTACTGACACTCAAACACAATGGCCTTTTGATGACTATGAACTAGATAAAATTATAGAAGATAGATATGGAGATCTAGCTGATAAAATAAGACACTGGGAAACTAAAGAAGTTAAAGATTCTTATAACAATATAGTTCTAGAATCTGGTATTATAATAGAAGTATTTTCAAATACA